GCCACTTTCAATTGATGCAATTACGGCAGAGGTTGTTTTACCTAGACCCATATCATCAGCCAAAATAAATCGGTCATTAACTAATAACTTTTCAATTGCTTCTTTTTGATGATTCATCGGCGGTCTAACAGAATATTTTTCATAATCAATTACTCTGTTTAACTTTTTTTCTTCAGCCATTATAACCACCTTGGGGACCCACATTGCTTGTAAATTTTCGGCGTCTAAAACTTTACCCCATATATGATACGCCTTATCGGATTCACACAATAACTTTTCAATCCAAATTTTCTCTGGCGGTTTAACCAATAATTTATCCTCCATTAGTTTCTCACCAAAGGTTTGAACAATATTCACATATTTTCTAGCCACTTTAGGAACAACATTTTGATATTTTATAATATAATCAGCTTGCGTTCTTGTTAACTTATAGTTCTTGGAGTCAAGTAACTTTTTCTTCCAATCAAGGATTTGGTTATTCGACCCTTCATATGCGGCTAGTATTTCTCGAGCTTCTATTTCTGGTAACATAATCTTTATATAGAAATATACGGAAAAACAAATACTTTATAAACTATTTATATGGTATGGATAATAAACTACCAATAACTAGATTAAGTAAATTTTTCTCAAACGAGGATTTTGATTTGCAAATACAGATAGGTCAGGAATATTTGCACGGTGACCTGAACATGAAATTGGTTCTTTTTAGAGTTGATAGACAAAAAACAGATACAGATAATGTTTATGGTGAGGTAGGTCTTGATGAAATCAAATATTTCCCACCAATTGAGGTTAACGCTTTGGTTCAAATAGAAGCAGCTAAAAACAATTCATATAAAGGTGGTATGATGCGATATAACGAACCGGGTAATTTAACGTTCTCTGTTTATATTAAGCATTTAGCGGAACTAGGTGTTGAAATTAAGTACGGTGATTATATTGGTTATCCAGAAACAGAAAATAAAATGCGTTACTATACTGTGACAAACGATGGTAAGGTGACATCTGATAACAAACACAACTTGTTTGGTTATAAGCCGTATTATCGCACAATAACTTGCGCACCAGCACAGGAACAAGAATTTAGAGGAGTATAAAATGGGAGTACCTAAAAGAAAAAACAACATACAAATCTACAAGGGTAAAGAATTGACCGGTAGAAGACAGGAATTGTTAGATAGAATAACAAAGTCGGACACTTATTTACCGGACTCTATTCTACATGACGATTTAGATATGGGTATGTTAGATTTCGTTAATACTAATTTTAAAGTTATTAGTGACGGTAAACCAATTCCTATTATTCCAAAAATTTTAACAATACAAAGATGGGCTCAAGTAATGAATACTTGGGAGTTTTCCGATGACGATGGTAATATGAAAATACCTTTTATGGGTATCATAAGAAGACCGGATGTGCAACCAGGAACTAACCCATCAATACAAAGAACAATCCCAGAAAGATTACCTTTTCATTATGCAACAGTTGCGACTTGGAATGGCACGCAAATGGGGGCGGATGTTTATAAAATACCGCAGCCGGTCGCGGTAGACATCACATATGAGGTTACCATTATTTGTAACAAAATACGCGAACTAAACAGATTCAATAAAATAGTAATGCAAAAATTTGCATCTAGACAAGCGTATACAACAGTAAAAGGTCATTACATACCTATTTTACTAGATAAGGTTGAGGATAATTCTCCAATTGAACAAATTGATGGTCGTAGATTCTATTCTCAAAATTATCAATTCACTTTATTGGGATTATTAATTGACGCTGAAGAATTTGAGGTTAAGCCAGCTATTAGTAGAATGTTTCTGTTGAATGAATTCATCGCTGGCTCTAACTTCCAAAAGAAGTACATTAATAAAACCATTGAGTTAACTGTAGTAACATTCCCTGGGGATGGTATTCAAAGGCAGTTTAGTGTGGGAGAAAGTATTGGAATTTTATTTAATGTTTCAATTAATGGTCTTTTACAAGAAAGAGACGTCGATTATTTCCATATAGCCGGAACATCTAAAATAACATTTGTGGACCCACCATTTGAAAATAGTGTCATATCGATAACATATTTTAAAGGTAAAAATAGTGTGTTCATTGACAGCTATGGTAAACCAATTCAAGTTTCTACCGAATACTACACTTACGATGGATCAACTTTGGTGTTTCAATTATTAAACAATATTGACAGTATTGTTAGTTTAGACATTAACGGTCTAGTGGAAGAAGAAGGAAGCGGTTTTGATATTAGTGCATCAAATGAGGTTACTTTAAATTATTCTCCAATGATTAATTCAAAGATTGGGGTAACTTATTTGCACTAAGATTCTCCGTAAATGTCCCTTTTTTTAGGTTTACAAGTTTCTTCTATTAATTTTTCTAAAAGTTTATAAATTTTTAAACCATGCTTATCGCAATGGTTTTTAATCAATTCGTGATGTTTATCACTTATTTTGACGTTTTTAGTTGTTGTTTTCATATCTAAAGATAAATAACGATAAAAAAGGATAAAATACTATCTAAGTAGTCAAAATCTTGGAAATCTTTGCTAAAAACAAAGATATTTATTTGATAAGAATAAAATAATTTAACCAAACATTTATCAATGGCAAATTCAAACAGAGTTTTCGTTTCTCCGGGGGTCTACACTTCAGAGAAAGATTTAACATTCGTAGCGCAAAGTGTAGGGGTAACAACATTGGGTTTAGTAGGTGAAACTTTAAAAGGTCCAGCTTTCGAACCAATCTTGGTGTCTAATTTCGACGAATTCAAAACATATTTTGGTGGAACTTCACCCGCGAAAGACGGCAATGACAACCCAAAATACGAGTTACCTTATGTAGCAAAATCATATTTACAAGAATCAAATCAGTTATTTGTAACCCGCGTATTGGGTTTAACTGGTTATAAACCAAACAAAACCTATGGTATTAAAACATTGGGTGGTATGGTTGTTGGCGACCTTGTAACTTCAGGAACAACAACAGGAACAACAATAGTTACCGCAAGTGGTATCACAGGTTCAACTTTTTATGCTGAACTTTCAGGAAAAACAGCATCTGATGGTGATTCAGTACCAGGATTTATCTTAGATCAGTATAGTGGAAACACTAGTGCTAACACTGGGGATTGGTTCACAATTGGTACTGTACCTGCTAGTGCAACAAGTTCTTTAACTGGTGATACAGTTTCATCACCATTAGGTACTAGTGCAACTAAAAACTGGTATAATACATACTCAAACTTTACTGACAAAGTTTATTCATACTTATTTGTTTATAATCATGGAACTACAGCATTTAATGTTACAAGATATGAATATAGCGCAAATATTGTAAATGATGCAAAGGTTGTTTGTTTGTTAAGATCTAGAGGTTCATATATTTCTGAAGTATTAACACACAGAGTTACTGGTAACACAGCAGTACAGATTAGTGGCGACGACATCGCGTTAAATCCGTTATCAGAGTTCACATTAACTGTTACTGATATTGATTCAGATGTTAGAACATTTGATTGTAGTTTTGATACTTCATCAACAAAATATATTACAAAAGTTTTAGGTGTTGACGTTTTTGATAAAGAAAAAACTGTTAACCCAATATACGTTCACGAAGTATATCCAAATTTAATTAAAAATCTTTTCCAACAAGGTAAAATCAGAGGTTTGAGTACAACTGAATATGTAAACGCAGAAGGAACAGATTTCGTACAACAATGGGATATGGCTGGTTCTAATTCAGTAGTTTCTGAAGTAAGAGGTGGTAGTGTATTTGATTTATTCAGTTTCTTAACAATATCTGATGGTAACGCTTCTAACAATGAAGTAAAAATCACCATCCAAAATATTAATGTTGAAACAGGGGAATTTGACGTTTTAGTTCGTGATTTTCTTGATTCAGACGATAACCAAGTAGTTCTTGAGAAGTTTTCAAGATGCTCAATGAACCCAGATGTTCCTGGATTCGTTGCTAAAAAAATTGGTACATCTGATGGTGAATATGAAATCAGAAGTAAATACGTTATGTTAGTAATGGCGGATAACGCGCCAGTAGACGCAATTCCAGCAGGTTTCAAAGGATGTACAACTAAAGATTCTATCGGTGGTTTAACATTTAAAACAAAATACAATAGTGCAGGCGAAACAATTTACTATAATGCAGATGGTAGCGCGGAAACTACTAATGGTGACAAAGTTAAAAAGGTATCACTAGGTTTATCAACACAATCACATATTGGATATGATAAAGACATGTTCAAATTTAAGGGTGTTGGTGCTAATGAAGTAACATATGGCTTCCACTTATCAACAAATGCATCAGGAATTACTATTAGCGGAAATACTGTATATCAAACAACTGCATATGACTTCGAAGGTCAAACAGGTACCGATAACCCATTAACTGGAATATCTTATTGTAAGTTCACTTTACCAGTATTTGGTGGATTTGATGGTTGGGATATCTACAGAAACGTTAGAACAAACAGAGATGGTTACATTTTTGGTAAAAACACTTACACTACTAACCACACTACTAACGGCGGTGTATTTAGTTCAACAGGTGGTAACTCCGATTATTATGCATATTTAGAAGGTATTAATTCATTCTCTAATCCAGAAGCGGTAGACATTAACTTGTTTGCAACTCCAGGTATTGATTGGTTAAACCACAGTTCTCTTGTAACTCAAGCTATTGATATGGTTGAGAACGATAGAGCGGATTCATTATACATTATTAATGCACCAAACCACACAACAACATCAGAAGTTGTAGATGATTTAGATAGTGTTAGTTTAGACACAAACTATTCAGCAACTTACTGGCCTTGGATTCAAGTAAGAGACGCGGACAACGCAACTCAACTTTACTTACCACCAACAGGAGAAGTTGTTAAAAACATAGCATTAACTGATAATGTATCATATCCTTGGTTTGCGGTTGCAGGTTATTCAAGAGGTTTAGTTAACTCAATTAAAGCATCTAAAAAATTAACATTAGATGACAGAGATGAATTATACAAAAACAGAATTAACCCAATTGCAACATTCTCTGATACAGGTACAATTATTTGGGGTAACAAAACTTTACAAGTAAGAGAATCAGCATTAGATAGAATTAACGTAAGAAGATTGTTATTAAGAGCAAGAAAACTAATATCTGCGGTAGCGGTTAGATTGTTGTTCGAACAAAATGATGATCAAGTAAGACAAGAATTCTTAAGATTGGTTAACCCAATATTAGATTCAATTAAGAAAGAAAGAGGTTTGTACGATTTCCGCGTAGCGGTTTCTAACGACCCAGAAGACATTGATGCTAACACGCTAAGAGGTAAGATTTACATCAAACCAACTAGATCATTAGAATTTATCGATGTAGAATTCATAATCACACCAACAGGTGCTTCTTTTGAAAATATCTAATATTACTTAAAATAAAACACAAATGGGGGGTAGACACAATATCCCCCATTTTAATTTTTGTTGGTGAAAGGAGATAATGTTTTTTAAAAATTTTATATTTTTTTCTCTATTTTTTAAGATTTGTTTGATATTTTTTTAATCTTTTATTTAAGTGTTTGCAAAAAGCTACGAAAAAAAATCCAGAAAACCAAGAAAACCCAAAAATAAATTTATTTCAATTAGTGATATATTTATAATAAAGCAAATAAACGAAAAACAAATATAACAAAAAATGGCGGATTTATTAATGAAAATGCCGGCTCCATACGAGCCAAAAAGAAAAAATAGATTTATCCTAAGATTCCCATCTACATTAGGTATAAATGAGTGGTACGTGACTTCAACATCTCGCCCATCAGCTAAAATTAAATCTGTTGAAATACCTTTCTTAAACACCTCAACTTACGTTGCTGGTAGATTTGACTGGGAAGAAATTAAAGTTCAATTTAAAGACCCTATCGGTCCTTCAGCGGCTCAAGCACTTATGGAGTGGTTCCGTTTACATGCGGAATCGGTTACAGGTCGTATGGGTTATGCGGCTGGATACAAAAAAGACGTATACTTAGAAATGTTAGATCCAACAGGTGTTGTTGTTGAAAAATGGTTATTAGAGGGTTGTTTCCTTACCAACTTAAACTTTGGTGATTTAGCATATTCTCAAGATGAGTTGGCTAGTATCGACTGTTCTTTAAGAATGGATAGATGCGTACTTATTTACTAATATTTTACACAATATATTGATAATCAATTCGTTAGGTCCAGTGTTCCACGTGAAACGCCGGATTTAACGAATTTTTTTTTTAAACTTTACTTTCAAGTAGTTATAGTGTAAACTTGTATTATGGAAAATTTTAACATAGACCCCTCAATTGCATACGATGTTGTGCAATTACCTTCGCAAGGACTTTCATACACAAATAAGAAAAAATCTGTCAGGGTGGGTTATTTAACCGCTGCTGATGAGAACGTATTGATGTCCCCCAACTTAATTAATGGTGAAGCCGTTATTGATGAATTATTAAGAAGAAAAATCCTTGATAGGGATTTGGATGTGAACGAACTTTTAGAAGAAGATAGGCAAGCAATCTTAATTTTCTTAAGAAACACTGCTTTTGGGACAATTTACAAAGTAAAAGCGGTTGACCCTAAAACAGGTGAAAATTTTGAACAGGATATTGATTTATCTAGTTTAAAAACAAAAGAATTCAAATTAAAAGCAAATGAAAATGATGAATATACATATCATTTGGCAATTACAAAAAAAGATATCACATTCAAATTCTTAACACAATCACAAGAAAATGAATTATTAACAATAAGAAATAGTGCCACAGGTAATCAAGTTTCTAATGTAATAACCAAACGATTAGAAATGATGATTAAATCGATTGATGGTAATAAAGACCCAATGGCAATTTACCAATTCATCCAAACGATGCCAATTAAGGACTCTCAGGACTTTAAGAAATTCGTTTCAGATAATAAACCAGGATTAGATTTGTTTATTGATATAGCCGCCCCGTCAGGAGAAAAAGTCACAGTTGTTATTGACTTTGGGGTGGAGTTTTTTCGTCCTTTCTACGGATTATAAGAAATATCAAATGGATGAAATATTATTCTTGTTAAAAAATGGTTTTACTTATCAAGATATATTAATTATCCCAATACACGAAAGAAGAAATTTTGTTGGTTATTTATTTGACCTGCAAAATGGTTAATCTTATATTTATAGGTTATGGGATTTAACAGTTCAATTGATGAATTATTTAGTAGTAACGGTAGACGTGGTAATACGGATTTGCTCTCATTTATGCAATCCAATACTACTAACTATAGTTCAAACAATGCGTTAAAGCAGGATATCAATGACGGTATAGCTACGCTTCAAAACAAAATTAGGACTTTAACGGCTTCTTCGGCTGCAACTGGCGCCGCTGCCGGTGGCGCTGGTGTTCTAGCAGCAACATCTGGTGCTGTTGGTGGTATTGTTAGTAATATAATGGGTGTTGCTGGTACGGCTATAGCTGGTTTAGGAAGCGTTATAATTGGTGGTGCTGAAAATATGTTTAAGGATCAATTAAACGTACAAAGAGATTTACAAGCAACAGAAATTAGTGGTTTACTTAAAACAATTGCAACACAAAAAATACTTAACCCTGCGGCATTTGTTAAAAGTGTTGTTACGGGAATTGCAACAAACGCATCCAACTTAATTGCGGATGCTTATGATAACGAAGCAAAAATGTTAACTTCAATTTCAGAAGCTGGTGGAATTATGGGTGATTTGGCTGGTGTTATGAAAGAGGAGATGTTAACAGCAGCAGAAGAAGCAACTAAATTCGGTGTTTCAATGCAAGAGGCAAGAGATGCTTCAGCGGCATTAAGTAAGAACTCAGGACAAACTAAATTATATACAGCGGAAACAGTAGCAAATGCACTTAAGATTGGTAATACATTAACCGATAGTGCAAAATCTATAATTGAAAATGCTGAGAATTTCAGAAATGTTGGTTATGGATTACAAGACGCAACTAAAATTATATTTAATGCGGGTAAAGCATCTTTAGCACAAGGTTTAACAGCTAGGGAAACCACAAAAACATTAATGGCTAATTTAGGTAAACTAAATGAATACGGATTTAAAAATGGTGTTGCAGGTTTAACTCAAATGGTTCAACAAGCACAATCATTAAAACTAAACATGGATAAAGTTTTTGAGGTTGCAAACAAAGTTTTTGAACCAGAAGGGGCTATTGATATGGCTGCTAAATTACAAATGATTGGTGGAGCCGCTGGTGATTTAGCTGACCCTATTAGAGCAATGTACGATGTTACAAACAACATGGAAGGTATACAAAGTTCAATTATTGATACAGCAAGAAGTTTAGCGGTGTTTGATGAAGCTCAAGGTCGTTTTGCGGTTACAGGTATTAATTTAAGAGTTGCAAAAGCAAGAGCTGATGCTATGGGTATGTCAATGAGTGAAATGACGAGTTTAGCAATAAAGGCCGCAAATCAATTCGAGGTAATGAGTCAAATAGATATGTTCCCTCAGTTTAAAGATGGTGACCAAAAAGAATTCATAAAAAATATGGCACAACTTGGTTCAGGTGGGGTAATTGGTTTTGAAATACCGAAAGAAATGCAAAAATTCTTTGGTGGTCAAGCGTTTGTTGAATTGTCAAATATGACAGGTGACCAAGTTGCCGCACTACAAAGATATCAAGAACAAATTGCAGGTGCTAGTATAGAGGATTTATCTAGAAGTCAATTTACTGTTCAAACACAAATGATGAGTGATATTAATAGCATTTATTTGTTATTACAAAACAATTTAAGAAGGGGTGTTCAAAGAACTGAAATATATGATTTATTAGATAGTGCTAGAAATGCATTAATGAAACCAGACAATGGTAATGCAATAGTTGAGGGTGCAACAGA